AATTGCGATTGGCACAGCGGTTGGGGCAGCTACCACAACATAGCTATCGGGCGTATTGGCTGGCTTAATTCCGTTATCTTCGTCAATAATTGCATTTTTAACAGCATTTACTTGAGCGGCAGTTGGAATTATATTTGAGTCGTTATCGCGAACAAAATAAATCGTCACATAACCAGCCGAAGGCGTTGCGGTCTGAACCCAAATTCTAGTCACGCCAGCAATATTTTCTTTGATAAAGACTGGCAAACCCGAAGCTGTAAAAGGTGCGGTAAAATTTGAAGTTCTTTCCGAAAGTCTTGCTCGCAATTCTTCGTCTGTCTCAATATCTAAGCCTAAAGAAGCCCCATCATATGGAAGGTAGCAAGTGTTATCGACGTTGACAATTGGCGAAATTAAACTTAACTGCGAACCACCAGCAGAGTTTCCATTTTCGCCATATTCAACGGCTTTGATAGGGACGTAAGCAGTTGCAAAACTAGCTGATGGCGAACCAGTGGCTGGAGTTGCTGGACTTCCCAAAACTTCGTAAGTAAATTGAGTTGGCGAAATAACGCTGATTGTAGCAGTAATATTATATTGCGATTGAGACGCGCCAGCTATTATAACAGAGACTCCAGTCGCAAGATTATGTTCGGAAGTAGTTGTAACTGTTGCTGTTGTGCCGCTTCTTGTCAAAGAAGAGATTAAGATTGTTTGAGCTGAAATAGTTCCTAAACTTTGCGTTTCATATTGAAAACCATCAGCCTTTTGAATTGCGGTGTTAGTCGGAATTAAGGTTGTCGCAATGCCTGTAAAAACAACAAAACCCTCTGCTTGCACGGCATCTTTTCTATTTATGCCAAAGAACGAAGCCCAAAGTTCTAAATAATCACCAGTTGCGGTTTGCGGAAATAGTTGTTTTAAAACTTCCTGAATGTTATCGTTGTTTTCATCGAAACCAGCAGCCATTGAATTAACTAAGCCCAAAGCAAAGTTATTTCTAATGTTTGGATCGATGTGCTTTGAATTGTCAGTTTGACCAGCGTTAACAGCTAAACTCAAAGCGTTTGCAATTCTTTGTTGAATTTGTGATATTGATGAAAATTCAATCATAGATTTACAAAAAGATTATAGTATTTACTGTTTGATTGCAACTTATTGACTAATTCTATTTCAAGATTTATTTGAGTATTAGACTTAGTCGCCGTTATGTTTGTTTTAGAAATTATTGCGTCATCAATTAACCATCTTAAGCCTTCGTTAACCGCATTTTCTAGCAAGGTTAAATTTGCTGCTGTATTCTTAGCTTGGCTTGTATATAACCAAAACAAAGAGCCTACTTCATAACCACTAACGCGGCTAAATTGATTGGTAAAATGACCTCTTCTTAAAGTCGGCTCATTTAATTGGTTAGCTCTTCTCTCGCAAAAAACAGACATGTAAAGAGCGGTATCAAGACTATTGGTCTTGGCAAAGTCGCCATTCTCAATATCTAAATCCCAATAACCTTTCGATTGATTTAATTTTAAATCTACTGCCATTTTTCAGTTGCTTTTTTAAAGCGGAAAACTAACTTAAATTTTCGATCAATCAAAACTAAAAAATATGATTTATAAGGGATACATCACCGAAACAGACGGCACTTATGCAAAAGTGGTTTCATTGCAGGACGAAATCTTTGATGATGTGCTTTTGCTTTACCCTTATGGCTTTCAATCCAAAGTTAAGCCAAGTGAATCAACTTTGGTGCTTATTTTTTGCGCGTTGGGAAGTAAAACAAACGCGTTCGCGATTCCTTATGATATTTTAACGCAATCAACTCTTGAAGCTGGTGAAGCTGAAATCAGAAATAGAGTATCGGGCAATGGATTTGTCGCAAAGGAAACGCAAAATGAAATTGAAGGCAATGTTGTAATCAATGGAACTTGTGAGGCTAATTCTTACAAAGTATCGGGGCTTCAAGTTGTAGGAAGTCAAGGAGTTGCAATTACTGATGCAACGGATTTGGCAACGGCAATAAGTCAGTTAAATTTATTGCTTGCGGCGGTTAGAACTCATGGACTTATTGCAACCTAAGAATTAAATAATTATGAAATTAAAACTAGCAGAATACAAAGACGGGAAGTTTGAAAGGTTTTTGGAGCTTGAATTAAAAAATGGCTCGTAGAATTAAAAGAATAAATTAGCTAATCAACCCATCCGCAAAGCTATTGCCAAAACTATTAACGCCTTCGATACTGAAAGCGCCTCTCTCAACAATATCTAAAGTTGTAAAAGAGCCTTGCAGACTTTGAGAAAATTCAACGCCTTGGATTAAAAAGTTGCCTTGCACTTGCGCAGTGTAATCAATAATATTGACTAGCTTGTTAGGCTGCCAAACATTCTTACCAGAATAAAAACCAACAACTTTGCAGGTATATCTCGAACCTTTCGCCCTTCTTAGGTTGACGTTCCACTCTGCCAACGCTGTCAAAGACTTAGATTGCGAAGCGCTGTCCATTGTTATTCTTTTTCTTCTAGTCTTTCTTATACTTGGGTCGGTCGCAGTTCCTTTTTGTGAAATTCCAGTTGTTGTGTGGGTTTTGTTGTTAGACTGAGAATAAACTTCAATCACATTAAAGCGATTGATTGTTGAAAGGTTTAGACTGGCAGATAAAATATTATTATTCTCAGTGAAGTCATTTATCAAAAAGTTTTTAACAACATCGCTATCTTCTCGTATTATTTCTAAATCGCCGTTAGGATTGATCTTAAGTAATACCTGAAGTTTCTTTGCGTATCTATCAAGAAAATCAAAAACACTATCACCTTGCTCTGTTTTGATGGTTTCTGTCGGCTCTAAAGTTAAAGTCCCAACTCTGTTTATTACCTTTATTGAATAGCCGTTGTCAGCTAGAACAAGATTAATTAATTTAAAAAAATCTCTTTGAATGTAAGATTTTTGACGAATTGAAGAATCAATTAAATCACCACCAATATCTCGACCAGAAACATTAATTGAATGAGAACCTGCCGAGTAAGAAATATCTAGAGACTCAATGAAACCTGTCACAACCAAATCATCACCAACAAAAACCCTTGCTTGCTGTCCTAGCTTTAAATCGTTTTGGATGATGCCTAAAGAATTTTCTTTTACTGTGGTCGAAAATGAAAAACTAGAAGAAAAGTTTTCTAATGCGCTATTGACCCCAACGTCCGTGAAGCCTTCATACTTTATGCCAGCTACTTCAAGCAATATCTTAGACATTTGTCAGGATTTTAATTGTGCCTTGAACTTGAGAAGTATCGCCAAAGCCGTTTAAAAGTTTCAAAGTATCTTTTAAATCAAGTGATCCATAGAGCTTATAAGTTAGAACATTTAAGCTAATTGGATTCAATATTTCATATTCTGCGACATTAGGCAAACTAATTGCCAATTGAGAAAAAATATTTGTCGCCTCGATTTTCATTTCAACCAAACCATCGTAAAGCGCGCGATCAATGCTAGGTAAGGAATTAAAGCCATTTTCAAGTTGGCTCACCACTTGGTTTAACTCATCTAAATTTGAATAACTTATATTAGCGGCAGCATCGTATGCAGTAGCTAATGCGGCGACATTAATAAAATTATTTATTTGATCTTGGTTTGCACTAATGTCTTGCTGTAGTTGTGATTTTCCGTTAGCTTGCTGGTCTCTTTGATTGAATCCAAAAAGCCCTGTGGTTGTGTTAAATAAATCTTGCGAGTTATTGTAGGCAACGGCTAAGTTATCAAAAGCTGCGCGAAGGTTAGAGGCAAGAACAGAAGGCGATTGAACCAACTTAGTTGCGCTGTTTACTATCTGATTAATTGAGGTTGCGAAATCTGAAAAGGTATCAGCAGCGCCTTGAATTTGTCTTGCTACTCGATTGACTTGGTTTGCAGATTGTTTCAAAGTTTTTACCGCAGAATCAAACTTGGCTTTTGAATTTTTGACAGTTTTAAACCCAGCGTCAAAAGCCGCCTCATTGCTACCGAGAATTTTAGATTTAAGATTAGCTAGAAATCCTTTGTTTCCAGTCGTGGCAGTTGGTAAAACATTCAGCGAAGCAACTTCAAACTCAATTGAAAACTTGGTAATGCCTAGCTCTTTGACGCTTTCATTAAAATTATAGCTAACACAAACAACTTGTAAATCACCCATTGAAGGGTGAATTAGAGTTCCAACTCCGCTTTGATCTAAAGCGCCAATTAAAGAATCTCTGTCGGCGTAAGAAACATTGTCATCAGTAATTACGTTTAGACTAAATTTCTTTTCTAGCCCGCCCAAATCCTCAACATAACGCTCTTTTTTATTTGGGTATTCGTGAGTTGTTGTTTTCCTGCCACCAGTTCCATTTGAATCTTGGTAAAAGAAACCAGCATCTCTAAATTGCCCATCGGGCAGTCTTGCGGTATTATATACAGTCATTTAGCCCCCCGCATAAACAGTATTCAAGCCAACAGGCAAGAAATTGTTAGGTCGCGGAGTGAAGCCAGCACTTGATCCTTTTGGAAGTCCTTTAATGTTCACATCTAATTGACCGCCAGCTGTCATTTGTTGAGGTTTATTTATGTTTTGATTTATCTCAGGGGAAATAAAATTAGCCGCGCCTTCTAAGCCAACAAAATCTAAGATTGTCGCAGTGTCCTGCCTAAATTTGTTTATAGCCCCACTGATCCCGCCGAATTTAGCCAATATTTTATCTAAAATAAATAAAAGCGCAGTTCCAGCAATAATAATTAAACCTATTGGACTTGCTAGCAAAGCAAAACCACTAGCTACCATTGCCAAGCCACTAAATGCTAATCCCAAAACTCCTACTAAAGAACCAAACACCAAAAGAACTGGCGCTAGAACCGTTGCAATTAAAATAGCGTAAGTAATAAACTTTTTAGCTTCGGGACTTAGTGCCTTGAATTTTTCTGTTATTTTGCCCGCAAACTCGCTTAAATCTTTGATTAATTGCTGAAGATTTATTGACTTTGCCATTTCTGAACCTAACTCAGCAAATGCAATATTTACATTGTCTTTTAAAGTAGAATAAACGCCGCCAAGAGTTGTTGAAAGTTTAACCATCCCATTGTTAAATTTTCCACCTTCACTTGTTGCGTCTTTAAAAGCCTTTGTTAGAACTGGCAAAGTAATCTTGCCTTGTGACACCATGTCTTTAATTTTCTCTTTAGCAACACCCATTGAACTTGCCAACATATCAATAATTGGCACACCATTATTT